TCCCAGGGGGGCAGACCGAGTTTGCCGAATGGTTATACGGCGCAAAGAATGGTCCGATGTGTAGGAGTGATCCGTCCCAGTGTGATCCAAACGCCAGGGGTGTTCAAGCTGGGGCATTTTCTGGTCTCGGTGCAGACGGAGACAAGCGGTCGGGAATGTTTGGTAGATAGATTAATATTCTTATGTAATAATAAATGGCGTATCAGCTCCAACCTGGTCTTTCCATCGTTCAAAATAGTGGTGCCCTCCCCAGCGCTAAAGCTACTGACGAGGTTTTCGTTTATCCTCAGCCCAGTGGGCCGGTGAACAATGGTGCGAGCCGACCGAACACGATGCTTTACGGAACTGCCCCTTACAAGGCTGGTAAGGGTTCTCCAGCTCAGCACATAGATGTCAGTGACAAACTTCGTCCCCAGAGCACGTCTCGTTTCAACAAACATTTAGTTGAGACGTATGACAAGAACTATTTCCCCCTCAATAATGTTCAATGCAAACTGCCACTGAGGACAATGCAGTATGAACCAGCTAGCACTCGAGCAGAACTTCAGAATGGGTTGTTCCAGCAAAGGTATCTTAATAAAAATGTTAACAAAATGTAAGAATGGCTGATCCCATTTCGCTTATGGCTGTAGCGGGTCTTATATACGCTGGTCGTAACTTGAGTACTAAAACTCCCCCCCCCAAAGTTACTACCGAACCCAAATTTATGAATGAACCCAACATAGTCGAAGAAGATAACTTCCAACCATCCGTCGAGAATACCCACAAACGAGAAATGTCTACCTTTGGTGATATTGCCAAACAGTCTCGTTCCAGTGGTCAGGAAGTGATTGATATGAGAAACCGAATGATTGATCACGGACGGATGAATAACCTGTCTCCCATAGAGAAGGAGTTGGTTGGCCCTGGTTTGGGTGTCGGACCTAATGTCCCCGCGATGGGTGGCTTTCAACAGATGTTACGTGTCAACCCTGTCAATGTAGGTGAATACAAGTTGACTACACTTCCAGGACGAACCGGTCCCGCAGCTGATCGCACTGGTGGTCGGGGTGCGGTGGTTGGTCAACTTACCCACAATAAACCGGCGACCACCGCGCACATGCCCTCTCGTCTTCCAAACATGCCTGGACGTGCCCAGGGTATGACAGGAGTGGTCCCACGGAACGAGCATGAACGAACAAAGAAAACCACCAACCGATCAGAAACCGGATACCGGGGTGACAACTTGGGATTTAACGGTGCAAAGCGTGTCGTTTCCGCGTCGACGCAGGCTCAAGATCCAACACGTTTCAAGGGTGATAACAATGACGCACAGTTCATGTATGGTAATCAACCAGCCCCTGGGATCTCTAATTTCACTGGTGGTTATACAAACACCGTCGCTGCTCAAATCAATGTGAAGAATAACGAGGAACTCATGAAGTATGGTTTCCGTCCCGAGGATAAGCGTGGTAAACCCAACCGTATGGGTAACGCCGGTCGTATGAACGTTCGTGAGAGTGCCCTAAAGCAGGGTGGGGCAATTACAGCTTTGAGGAGTGACACCAGTCGCATAGATGGACGTATAAATGCAGCTAACGGTGGATGGACTCAAAACTACCAGCAAAAGCCGTATCATCAGTTCAACGCTTACAAGGGGCAAGGAAACCCCCATGTCAACAATCTCGGGATTGCGAAGAGACAGCTCCAGAACAACCCCCTCGCGCATCAACTTTACCAGTAGAGGATTTAGAATCAAATAAAAACACTCATTAAAATATTGTGCCTATATTTTAATGAAGGTTCATAACTTTACGATTGACAGTAGTCAGAGGGACCCGACTCTCCACGCGAATCCGAATGATTACACCGTGACCCTAGATGATGCTATATATGACGTGTCTCAAATCAAATTGGTCAGTGCTCGTATCCCTACTTCACAACTACTGGTTTGTGATTCGAATCAAAGTTTCCAGTTTGAACAGGGTGGAACAACATATGGAGCAACAATTCCTGTGGGGAATTACGATGGAGCGTCTTTAGCGGCGGTGTTGAATTCAAATTATGATATTTCCTACATTCCGTCAAAGAATAGTTTTGGTATGGGATCACCAGAAGGTGGTGGTGTCACTTTTAAATTCAAAACTGGAGCAGGTGGGTATGACGATGTCAATTCAAAAAAAACGACCATACATCAAATACTGGGTTTACCAGCTGAAGATATTGGCATGCCTGGTGGGCAGTTCGGTGCGGCGAACTTCAAAGGACCTAATTCCCTAGTGCTGCGCATCTCATCTGGTTCTGAAAAGTTTAATCAGAGTGTCTACACTTCAGAACCTTACTACACTGGTCACATCCTCCTGGATGGAACCGATTTTGTGAACGTGAGCGGCACGGATGATAAGGTCACACACAGTTTCCACTCTGGACCCCTTAAGCATCTGAAGGATCTTCGCATCGAGTTTTTCTACATGAGTCACGGTCGTCTAATCCCCTACGATTTCAGGAATCAAGATCACGTCCTAAAATTTGAAATAACATGTTCGACTGATAAACTAGAGAACTTGACACCCCTGAAGTTAGAACCCGAAAAGGAAGAGGAAGAGAAGTTGCCAGAAATAAGCATTCCCCCAAGGAGGAATCTTTATGAATGGAAAATAGAGTACATTTACATTACCCTGATCATTTTCACTGGTTTTATATTGATCATGTCTATGGGTAAAAAACGTTCTTAACGAGTAATCGCGTAGACGGGCTGAGCGGGCTTGGATACACGGCCGTTAATAGCAGTCACGATCAGGTAGATCACAACAGACAGAAGGGTAGTGAGAAGAGCAGTGAGAACGTATTGGGAACCACCGTTCTTGGGGACCTTGATGATCTGGGTGATCGACCAGCGAACGAAGTCCATCCAGGACATGGCAGCCGCAAAAGAGAAACCAGCGACGATGGAGTTGAGGGTTTGGCTCTGGAGCTCCTGGGTTACGAGGTTTACAGTTGGCATAATGGCGGCAGACATGGTTATATACAATATGGTAGGAAAATAATTATTCGAAAGAAAGTTTTTCCTTTCCGACTATTTTTTTAAACTTTTTAGTTTTAATATTTTTTGAAAATAGTTCTTCGTCGTCTGAATCATCTGTAGAACTTTCTACTGCTTCATACTTCTTGAATTGATCTTCATTGTTGAACGACCATGGCTCAGGCTCTGAGATGTCCATTAGTATTAATAGTATTTTTTAACATCTCTTCTGTCGGACTCTGAGGAATCCAAGTGTCCCAATTATCATACGCCTGATTGATTTCATTTAAAAATTGGTCGTCTCCTGAATATCTCACAAATTCTGGGCAGTCCTCCATCGCGACCTCCTCTATCGATGATTCGTCTGAATCTGATTCATCATATATTTCTGGCATCGTGCTCCCTATGACCTGTCCAACTCGGTGCATCGCACAGTATTTAATTGCATACTCCAAATCCTCAGGGAGGATCGTGTCCCTGTCACATCCCCGCATGTATTCTCCCGCGAGTGCCATACTCTGCTCGAGAATAGGCAATAGTATATCCATCATAGTATTTACGTAATTGTCAGCAACTCCAGATCCGTTAAAACCTGTTTGCATGTTCATTTACAATGTGTGTATAATGTTTTATCCTGAAAAAAACGTTTTTGTCAGGATGAGTAAAAAGGGTGTTAATAAAACCCAGAATTATACTAGAATGAATCTCCAACTTAGGAAGTTTAAACCCGAATCAATTACAGATGATAGGGTTTGTGTTTTCATAGGAAAGCGTAACACTGGTAAGTCTACCCTGGTGAAGGATATCATGTATCACAAGAAGCATCTCCCAGCTGGTATAGTTCTTTCAGGAACAGAAGAGGGTAACCACTTCTATTCTGAGTTCATTCCTGACTTGTTTGTGTATGGTGATTATGACCGAGACGCGATAGAGAGAGTTATGGCGAGACAACGTAAACTTGTCGGTGCTGGTACGAAAAACTGTGGTGCCTTCATGTTACTTGATGATTGTATGTATGATTCCAAATTCCTCAAAGACACATGCATTCGTCAGTGCTTCATGAACGGGCGACACTGGAAGATATTTTTCATGTTAACAATGCAGTATGTGATGGATTTACCACCGGCGCTTCGGGCAAACGTCGACTATGTTTTTATTCTTCG